TTTTTTATTTTTTTTTTATTTATTTATTTTTTGTTTTTTTTTTATTTTTTATTTTTTTTTTATATGTTTTTCTATTTCGAAATAATAATTTTTTCATTATTAACTCTTATATATACAGATGTATATATATTTATTTTAAAAAACGGTGTAAACCAAAGTAAATTACCAAATTTATTCAGAACAAATAGATTCGAGCAGATTCAAATCGAGAGGTGGCATTTCGGTGTGACATTCCCAAAAAAACTTACAAAAAGACCAATTTACGCGATGATTTGTGGTATAAAGAGAATCTGGATCGCACCGTTTCAAAAGCTTATCTGCGATTTTAGGAGGCAACAAATGCAGGCTCGGGCGGGGAAGCACGTAACAAAGTTGAACGACATCGCGAATGGGATCAGGATTTTTAACCTCTAGAAAATTGTAACTTTTAGAATCGGGAATGAATTGAAGCAAGTCTTTCAGCAGTGGCGGATAGTGGTAGTTGTAAGACCATCGCCAGTCCACGCATCCGCTTGAGTAATATTTGAAAGTCCATTCCATACCTTCCAAGTAATTGGTGCAAATTTTTTGGCACTCGGATGCGGTAATTTTTACATTAAACATTGAATCATAATAGCGGCGTTCCCAGTTTTTTGTAAACGGGTTGATGTGTTTTTCCTTCTCTCGATATTTGGTGGGACACATGTTTAGCTCGTCAATGCTGGATGGCAGTTCTTCGTTTGTCCATTCGCTAACAATGTCGGTAGACGGTTCAAATCCGCCGCCGCTGCCTTCTTCGCGGTGTTTGATTCCGGAATGTCCGGAAGAATGCATGAGCTGTTGTTGTTGCAAGCGGTCGCGTCGTTTATATTCTTGGCGAAACAGCGTGTCTTCATTATTTGCCAGGTATTCAACAAATAATTTATAGTTTGTCCAGTTTATTTCTGTAGGGGACAGGCACGCCGCCGCACCCGCGTTCGTCACCTCCGGTTTCGGTTTCAAGTTAATTAGGTATTCGCCGGGTTTACATCCGATTGTTTGTCGGTATGCGTCAAGCAGGGTATCAATTCCTGTGGTTCGAATATTCAGGGCGGGAAAGTGGGGCATAAAGTCGTTACCGAGCATGAAACAAATAAAAATGTAATCGAACATTCTACATTTTTCATTTTGGAATTCTATTTTTTCGCTTATTTCTCCGTGTTGGTCGTGCATGCAGTTCATGTATTTGATGATGGATTGCGCCAGGTCGGGAATGTCGATAAAATAATTGCACGTTTCGTCGAGTGTATTATCCGATTTTAGAAATTCGGGAGTTTCTCGGTACAAAAAGATGCGTTCAGAAATGTGCAAGTGATTGAGACAAAGCATAATCAAGTCGGCATCGAGTCCGTAGATTATAGTGGTTTGATTTTTGTGCGCATCGGGAAAGTCGCGAATGTGTTGAAATATTTTATGTTCGCCTTCGCCGCATTCGCAGCTGGAAGAAACAATGACTTTTGGATTCGATTTAAAATGAGCGGTAACAAACGTGTGAAGTTTTTGCATGAATGCGGTACCCGGTGTAATGGAGCTAGTATTCCAAATGGCTGATGTGTCGGGATTTTGATTCGTGATACTTTTATTTTTTTTGTTTGCATTGTTTGCATTGTTTTTGTCGATGCGTTTTTGCAAGTCGCCCGTAAGCCAAGATTTATAGCGACGTTCGCGCTGCTGATTTAGTTTTGCGACTGGTGCTACACCGTCAAATGCGATAATGATTTTTTCTTTGGGTTGAAACATGTCAATATAAGTTTGAATTTTATTACAGACGGCGAGAATGACATCGGCTTCATATGTATCAACATTGTTTGTTCCGAGAGGTGTTCCATATACGGCATCATATATAATGCCATTGCAATCTGCGTAAAAATTATCGACGTTTCCTCTTAGCGCAGTTATATTTTTAAGAATGGTTTTGTATAGTCTAACGATTTTAACAAAGTAAGAAGGTATTCCCATTGTGATGATGTTGGGTGTTGAGGTTTTGTAAGTTATATATATATGAATTTGCCGCTTTAATAACTTTGTATAAATACTATACTATCCATACTATCCATTTCATAATGATGGTTTTAGTGTAAAGATGAAAAAAAAATAATATATATATTATAAATAAATAAAAAATAATCATTCATTCATAATAAAATGAAAAATAAAAATGTTAAAATAAATAATGAAATAGATTCTAAAAAATTTACAGTTACTGGAGATTTGATTTTTTCTCAAAATCAACAAAATCAAACGACAACCGCAATGATTACATCTTCGGAGGCATCACATGCTCTGTTGGGGATAGAAAGTTTAAGAGAAATAATTCAGCGCACGATTCTTTCGCAGCATCAATATAAAACAATGGATATTATGAGTACGAATGATATAAATATTTCGATTCAGTATTTAGAAAAAATCTATCGAAATTTAGATGGAATTATAAATAGTGTAGAGTGTAAACAAAAATCAGCATTAGAAATAAACCAGGAAATAAATATAATAGCAACCGAGTTATCATCCATATTTAGAAATTATGGAACCGATTCTATACACGATTTGCTTGAAGTTACTTTTGGTGATGATTATATAAAAAATTCCTGTGCTTCGAAAGTGGCAACAACATCAACATCAGGTGCCTCAGCATCAATAGAGTGGGATGAAAAAAAATATGAAGTATTAAAAATGTATTTTCATCCAATAAATTTTAAGATTCTTCCGTGGAAAAATGAAAAAAAAAGTGCAACAAATGATAGGTTAATACAAAAGAATAGAATAGTGGAAGATTTTGTGATTGTGGAGAAGTCATTAAATTTGGACTGTTTTGATTTGGCGAGGATGAATAAAAATTTTGCGAGTCGTGTATTTGGAATAAAAGTTGCGGTGCATAATTATGTAGAACAAAAAACGTTAATAATCAGCGGTCTTGTTGATAATGTGTTATTGGACTGTGTTTCATTGGAATACGTAACGAGCAGAATTTCGCATTTTTGGAAGCATGCTCCGAAAGATCCAGAGTTTTTTTTGGCGGAATCGTTTACTAGATATGTAAAATCGCTTTCGTTGAAGGACATATTGGTATTTTCAAACGAAGAAATGTATTCTAAATATGTTTCAAACATTAATTCGATTCAGCTTATGAAGCAAAAACAGACGTCGCAATTGGTGAAAGAATTTATAAATACGGATTTGTATTCGCAGCGGTCGACGCTTATACAGTTATTATTGAAATCAAACGAGCACGAGTATAAATACTTGGCATATTTATTGTATGACATGCTATCGAATGAGGTAAATCCGCAAGTGGAGTCGACCGAGCAGACGGCATTATTTAATAGTTTGCCTTGGAACATAAAAATGCATTTCAAGGATGCAATGAAACAGACTGTGATGTACACGAACATTATTTCAAAATATGATGCGGGCAGCATACCGTTGGAGCAGCAGATATGTTTATTGAAAACCACGGATGCAATAAAAGAAAAGGCAATGGTTAAAATGCGGGAGATCAAATCGAAATCGGATGATACGACATCAAAGGCTCGTCAATACTTGGACGGGTTGCTGAAGATACCGTTTGGAATATACATGAAAGAACATATATTAGAGGAAATGTCAAGTGTAAAGGAATTATATTCACGCATGTGTTCATTGTATGATTTTGATTTTTTAGAAGGACAAGAAGGACAAGAAGCACAAGAAGCACAAGAAGGAGATGATAAGATTAAAAATGGGTCGATAACGACATTGGAAATAAGAAATGCGTTATCTAAAATAACCAATAATAAAGAGAAAATTGTATTAGAATACTTGAATAAGTTTATTTTTAATTTATTGAATGAACAGAAGAAAGACGTATTGTTAGAGATATTGCACAAGCTAACGGCGTTTATAAAAATAAATAAAATTGGAGGTGTCAAGATGCATTCAACAACCGGTTCTTTGAAAACGGTTGAATTTATAAAATCATCGATAGAGTGTTGCGTAAGCAATATAATGAAAGCCGCATCTGCATCGATGACATTAGAAGATGATAATAATAAAGATAATGAATTTACAGAATTTCAGCGCGCTTGCGATGGTTTATTCAAGGAAACGATTAATGAATATGGCGCGCACATCACGCAAAGTAAGTCGAGTAAGTCGCCGTTGTCAGCAATGAAAGAAATGCAAACGGACGTGGATAAAGTAAAAACAATAATTAATAATGTTGGCAACTACATGGATGGCGTAACAAAAACGTTGGATGCAGCAGTTCACGGTCACGCATCGGCGAAGCGTCAAATAGAGAGAATAATTGGTCAATGGATCAATGGAGAGTTGACGGGGTATTGTTTTGGGTTTGAGGGTCCGCCGGGTGTCGGTAAAACCAGTTTAGCAAAGTACGGGTTATCAAATTGTTTAAAGAATGAAAATGGTGAAAGTCGTCCATTTGCATTTATAGCGATGGGTGGTTCAAGTAATGGGAGCACATTGGAAGGGCACAACTACACGTATGTTGGTTCGATATGGGGTAGAATTGTGGATATATTAATGGAAAAAAAATGCATGAATCCGATTATATTTATTGATGAGTTGGATAAAATAAGCAATACGGATCACGGTCGCGAGATTGTGGGTATTTTAACTCATTTGATTGATTCGACTCAAAACGATTGTTTTCAAGATAAGTATTTCAACGGGATTGATTTGGATCTATCAAAAGCGCTTTTTATTTTTTCATATAATGATCCTGGTGCAATAGATAAGATTTTGTTAGACCGAATTCATAGAATTAAATTTAAACACATCACTTTAGATGAGAAAGTTGTCATTTGTAAAAAATATTTACTTCCAGAAACGTATAAGAAGATGGGTTTGGAAAATGGTGTGGTTTATTTATCGGATGAAAATTTGATTTTTATAATTGAGAAATACACTTGCGAGCCCGGTGTAAGAAAATTAAAAGAATTGCTATTTGAAATTATCGGAGAGATAAATCTTAAGCATATTAAAAATAAAACTGACCATATTATTACTCTTCCGATTACTGTGACCAACAATGAAATAAAGATGAAATACTTACGAGAGCGTCACGAAGTTCGAGTTCAGCAGATTAGCGCAAATTCCAGCGTGGGTATAATAAATGGTTTGTGGGCGAATGCGGTGGGTCGCGGCGGAATAATACCGATTGAGGCGCATTTTTTTCCGTGCGACCGTTTTTTTGATTTCAAGTTGACGGGTATGCAGGGCGATGTTATGAAGGAGAGTATGAATGTTGCAAAAACTCTTGCGTGGTCATTGTTAACAGAAGATGAGATGGCGCGTAATTTGGATACGTTTTCAAAGACAAAAATGCAGGGAATTCATATTCATTGTCCTGAGGGAGCGACGCCGAAGGATGGACCGTCAGCCGGAACGGCGATAACGTGCGTTCTATACAGTCTTCTAACGAATAAAAAAATAGATAATCGGATAGCAATAACGGGGGAAATCAACTTGCAGGGCAACGTGACTGCAATTGGTGGTTTGGATTTGAAAATAATGGGCGGGATAAATGGAGGTGTAACAACCTTCATTTTTCCTAAAGATAATAAGAAAGATTTTGATGAATTTATGGAAAAAAACCGGACAAAAGAAGAAATAAAACCAATTGTGTTTATACAAGTTTCATCAATACAAGAGGTTTTGGGTATTATTTTTTGTTAATGGCGGCGATGAGTCCGAGTTCTCCGATTATGGCGGCGTTTGCTTACACTGCGCATACTTCCACCGCGACGACATCTTCTGCGACCTCCAGTAGATCCCGACAATGCCGCCGGCAATGCCGGTGATGCCGGTGATGCAGTTGGTGGTGGTGGTGGTGGTGCTCCTGTGTTTTCTTTTGATAGACTCAATCCCATTATGATTATATAATTAATAAATATAAAAATATTAATTAATAAATATAAAAATATTAATTAATTAATATAAAAATATTTATTAATTATATAATCATATATTTATTATGTTTGAAATTCTATATAAATTATATAAGAAGGGTGCGTTTCACATATTTGTAATATCATTTATAGTATTTGTAATTTTGAACGTCATTGAAAATGTAATACACTATAACATTGGAAAAACATCAAATCATAAATTTGAGATTACAAATCCATCTGAAACTGATTGGAAAAAAATATTAATAACAATGGTTATATTTGCATTATTACAGGGAGCATTAACAATGTATTTTTATTGATGATGTTCCATGGTTCCACATTATATTTCTCCTCGCAGAAACATGGACGCGATTTCGGGTGTTGATGTGTCAAACCCGGCAAGGTTGAGCGTTTTCCTGTCGGTTGGGTCCACGATGGTGAAGCAGTTTCCGGTCATTCCGATGACAATCAGTTTTGTTTGTGTTCCCATGAGTTGTCGGTACCTGACGAGCGCTGACTGGGGATGTTCATTGGGCGCGTAGGTTTCATTGTCGGTGAGAACAATGAATGCATCAATCTTCAAGTTGTGTTTGATTGCGTGCAAGATGGGAAGAACACAGTCAGTGGAGCTGAAACTCATGCCACTTGTGGCACTGAGAGCTTGGTCGATTGTCATTCCGCGTCGCAATTGGCTTCGCGAAGGTGTGCTCATGTCAACCAACCCGTCGGAGAATGCAACAATGCTGACATTTTTTTCAGTTTCAAGGTACAGGAGCGCCATTGCAATGGATGCGTCGCGACAAGTGAGCACTTTTGAACCGAGAACCGCCGAGCTCATGCTTCCACTGACATCGACTGCAACCATGATGGATTGACCGGTTGGTGTGATGGTGCCGTATGACAACTGGTACAGCTGAGTGAATGCATTCGAGATGAAGTGGTTCGGAACCCATGAAAGAGAGCCGAGGTCACCGTGTCCGTTCTTGTACACTTTTGAGGCGACAAGGACTTTGATGGGGTGAATGCGTGCTTTCAGAATTGCTGTTTGGTCGGTCATGCGTGCGACGATTTCCTTGTACTTGTCGCCGGCAACTCCATTTTGTGTCATTTTTCCCAAATTTCGCAAAAGAGCTTCCAGGGGCATTGTTTCAAGCAGTGTTGCCCAGATTTCCCTGCTTCCAAAGAGGACGGTTGGAATGTGTTCGCGAACAAGGCGACCAGAGCGGATGAGAGCACATGCAAGCGATGCATTTTTCGATTCGCCTGCTTCATGAACTGCGTGTAAGTGTTTGAGAAAGTGCGCGACTTGTTGAAGTTGCGTCAGTTGCTGATGATGGTATTTCTTTCCACTCTTTTTTGCAACGCTTCCACCCTCTTCATCGTCATCGTCGGAATCTGCAACTGCTGGTGCTGATGATGTAGGCGCAGGTTTAGGTGCAGCAGCAGAAGGCATAATGGATGTTACGGCAGTGACGAATCCTCCAACGAGCGATTTGACTGCAGTGGGAGCAGTGGTGGCGGCGGCGGCGGCGGCGGCGGCGGCAGTAAATTGAGCGAGTGTTTTTGGGGTTGGGATGGGTGGAGTTTCAATTGAGTTCAATTTTGCAAGGAATTCCTCTTTTGTGAGCGCTTTGAATGGATTGGGAATAATGAGTTTTCCGCTTGCTTTCAAGGTGGCAAGTGTTTTTTCAGACGGAACCTTTGCTTTGCGGGCATTTTTCATCATCACGTAGTCAAACATGAGACGTGCGCCGTCGTCTGCGAGGGTCATCGGGTCAATGTGAATCATTCGAATGATGTCGGCGTGAGTCCATCCTTCACGATTTTGGTACTTTGTCATCTGAAATGCAAGGTCGCGTCCATTTCGCGAAGTGTAGTAGTGGGAGATTGCTTTGCGAAACCCGGCTCCCCATCCTTTTCCCTTATTCTCGGGTTTTGACATGGACAAGTCGCGAACAAACCCGGCGATCATGAACATGTGAGTGGGAATGCGGACACACTCCTTCATGGTTTCAAATGCGATTTGTTTTTCGGCAGGAGTCTTTGCAAAGACGATTGCGGCGGCAAGTGAAAGCAGGACCGGCTCTTGTTTGGGGGCGCGTCCGCCGACTGAAACGGCTTTCAAAAGAGCGCAAAGTTGCACAAATTGACTTGGATCGGGGTCGCGAATCATTTTGAGAACCGAAAGTGCGCATTCGAGATTTACATCAGAAGACTGCGTGTAGTAATTCCCCATGTCTTTCGCGCCTCCAAGCACGAGATAGCGATTGACATGTTCGAGTTGTGTCAATTTCCAGACATACCCGCCGGCGTAATTCAACACCTGGTTGATATCATATTTGCATGTTTGAGGGATGGAAGCCCTATTTTGAGGCTGGTGAGCGACCATTGCTGAAGAAGATTTTGATTTTTTATTACCTTTTCCCTTGGCGGATGCGGATGCAGCTTTAGCGGGCATTGTTGTTCTGAACGTATTGACTTCTTGAGAAGATGAAAAACTTATTTATAAAATATAAAAATTCAATTTTTATTTTATTTGAATTTAATACTTTTAAACTTTTAAATAATAAAAATAAAATAAAAATAAAACAATAAAATGGAAATAATTGAAAAATTGCCAGATGATATTATTTTACACATTTATACCAAATGTCTAAAAAGATATCGGATACATAAGGGAAAGCTCATTAAATTGATTGATTTTGATAAATATAAATTTTTGGAAAAATATATTTATCGTAGAATAACAAAATTCTATGGTAACGAGATAAAATATTATATTCAATATCAGATATCTAATTTGAGTGATATAAATAGGAAAGATTCGTGGATTGATGATGATATGATTTGTATAAAAATTACGATAAAAGACGGTTCATTAAGATATGATGTCGATAAATTTCGATTAAAAAAAGTAGAAGATTTGAATATAAAAAATAGACGAACACCATCTATTTACTACCGGGGTAGTTACAAGGATTACGATTGGGAAGTTGTAAGTTATACGTATGAAATTTAATATTTTTTGAATGTTCAGCTATATATTATATATTCAAAATGATATAGAAATGTGAGTTAATATTAATACACGTTTAAATATATATTCATAAATGGAAGCTTTTGATTTTGATTATTGTGATACGTATGAATCGTATGGAAGTGGAGTAAGGTTGGAAAATAATGGAGTAAGAATGTTTACATGTGACGATTGTAGAGAAGAAACAACATTTGTAAAAAAAGGTGTGAATGATTCAAAGTTTAGATGCGATGCCTGCATTCAAAAACAAAATCAAATGTCCGCAAATGTCGCGCCCGATTCATTGATTTTGAATATGCCTCTATCGACGGAATCAATGGCATCAGATACAACTCCATATTTTTCGTGGAGGTGGTTTCATTTTTTTGTTTAATTTGATATCCTGTTTCCAAATGAATCAAACGAGTGCAAACCGTATTTCATTGCAAGTTTGTGGCGCAGCAAAGCGACGGGTTGTCCCGCGATTCTTGCTCGATTTGCATCAGACGTGGTTCGCGAGAGCAGCACTTCATTTGAAGAGATAATTGGTACATCTGGTACAACTGGTAAAAGTTCGCATTTTTTCCCGACACAGTTGTTCCAAAACCCGATTACTTGATTAGTTACGGGATGAATGCATGCATTGTCGTTTGAACGAAGGAAGCAGAATTGGTTGTTGATAAAGAATCGAGAACACGCGGGTGGTGGTGAAATGTAGTCAGAACAAGGTTTTAAAAACATGGAAGCCGGGGGTGCAAAATCAAAGAATGGTGGAGGAGGAGGAGCGTTTGATTTTTTGATTTTGTAGGATTTGTTGGTTTGTTTGTGTTCAGTGTGGTGATCTTCTTGCTCGGGTGCGTCGTCGTAAAGAGGGAAGAGTCCGTCATTTTTCCATGTTGTACCAGGATCTTGCTCAGGTGCGTCGTAAACAGGTGAGGTGGGTTGTTGTTGAGTCTTTTTTTTCAAAACAATTTTTTTTTTAGGTTTGGGTTTTTGCTGGTCGGTGGCGTCGGTGGCGTCGGTGTTGAAGCACGGGAACATGTTTGAAAATGAAGCAAGGGCTGCATACGCCATAAGTTATAGATGGAATGGACGAAAGTTTTTAAATAAAAATTATATATAATAAAAAATCAATTTATATATTTTTCATTTAAAATATATAAATTATTAAATTATAAAAAGTGCATAAAAGTAAATAAATATTAATATATAAAATGAGCAATCCCACAACTTTTAATTTTACGAAATCAGAATCAGAAACGACACGAATTGTGGAGTATACGGGAGGACGTGATGTTTTTTTGGAATTATTGAAGATAAATCCTGGAGTTTTTATTTTCAAATTTAGCGCAGATTGGTGCAATCCTTGTAAGAAGATCAAAAGTTTTGTGGATAACGTGTCACTTGTTCTTCCAATGAATGTAATCTACATTTTCAGCGTGGATGTAGATGAGTGTTTTGATTTGTATGCATATTTAAAGCAGAAAAAAATGGTATCGGGCATTCCATCTATGCTTGCATATAAGAAGGATAATATAGGTTATGCATCGGACGCGTCGGTTTCGGGGACAGATGAGAATGATTTGAAACATTTTTTTGACACATGTTTGAAAATGCTATAGGTTACCAAATATTATGTATTTTTTTTTGTAATAAAATATGCTAAAATCCATCCCAGTGATGAAAAAAACTGATCACCTATGCTATTTTTAAGCGTGTCGGCTTCAGATTTACCGCCCGGCCAAAATGTTATTTTTCTAATTAAATTCATTCCTAATTCTGTATTTTCAGCATATTCAAAAATAAAATGTAGAATAAACCATGATGTGAATGAAATGTTCCAGTAATAAGCAATGATTCCACACGCATAGTGTAGCAATGAAAATTGATCAATAAAATAAATTCCCATTTTGGATTAATTATATATATATTGATTATATATAATTATAATTAATAATTAATATATATTGATTTCATAGATGCATGGATGTATGATTATGTTATGGTTATAAGTTTTGTAGTTACTTGAGAATTTCGCCATTTTTATACACGTTGCATTTAAATTTTTGATTGGATGGGCGAGAGCAAATTTCAGAATTAGCGGGAGCATTATAAAATAGGAAGGATGGTTTATTTGCCATGAGAATGGATGTGGAGAGAATTGCGATTCCGGCGCCAATTAGCGTGCTGAGTATAATTGCATATCCATTTGTGCACTGATTATTCAACATGGTGATGCAATCGATGATATAGAATACCAACACGACAATTAAAATATTATAGTTCATTGTGTTGTAGAACATTGGAACGGCTAGATACACAAAAATGAAAGCGAGGATTGCGCTGTTTATCGACGAGTTTGTGTATGAAGATCCCGGAAGATTAATAATATTGCAAATTGGATTTAATATCGGGGTGGAACTTTTTTCTCCGAATGTTGAAAAACAAATGAAATATACAACAATGAGAGTAAATAATGCGGCAATATATACAATTCCCTTCATATCGGAGTTTGAAATGCTAAGCATGATTAAAAATGTGGATAATAGAAATGATCCAGAAATCGAAAGTATTTTAAATATGTTAGATAAAGACAGGTCAATTCCTCCCATTATATTAAATATTAATATATATATTATAATATATATTATATTATGAATTCCTCTTGCTAAACACTTTTACGGTTTACGGATTAAATTTTGAACCATTTTGTGTTATCCATTTTTTCAAAGATGTGATGGCGGTAGATTTATAAAAAGAATTTGTCATGAGTTTCACATTGTGGTCTGATTTTGACATATTTATAAAGAAATTAGAAACAACATTTCTAGTGACTGATTTTCTATATTTGGAAACATATTCTTCTATTGTAAATATATTTTTTTTGGTTCTAGCATTTACTCTGTTATGAAAATTAAAAAAATATGTGCACAGTTCTTTTTTATTTGTTATTTTGGATTTATCTAAATTTTTTATTTCTTGTAGCGCATGTTCTGTGCACTCGGGGCATGGAAGATTGGCGCTAATAAGAATAAAAAAATCAAGGAGCGAGTCTTTAAGTTCATTAAAATGAACAAGCTTTAATTTAAATGCGAGTGTGTGAAATAAATACCAAATTGCAGGACCCCAAACACTTTTTGCAACCATTATTTATGTGTAGATAAATTGTATAATTTATATATATAATATATATATATATAAATATGCTAAATTTTCGGTAAGAGAAGTGTTTATTCCTTGCGTGACTGGCTTGTTGAACCAAATCCGCCGTCATTACGACTTGTCTTGGTTAAACTATTTACCACACGAACTTTAATGGGTTTCAAATCTGGTGCAATGATTTGGAAATGAGAACCCGGTCGCATAACTGCGCCATTTGCGTCAAAGCATCTGATTTTTGCCATAAGATTACCTCGATAACCTGCATCAATAACTCCAACAGAATTGGCTAGTTGAAAACTAGTTTTGGAAATGGATGATCGCGGAACAATGTAATAACTAGTTAGTTCGTTTGTCGTATTATCAATCATCTCGCATTTTATTTCAAAATCAATTGTTCCCACTTGAAGAAAATCAACCGGAACATCTTTAAAATTATACAAATCAATACCACTATCACCATCGTGGTGGCTTCTAAAATTCTCATAAAAATCTTCAACAATTGATGGGGCTAATGCCGAATCATCAATCATAACATTAAGTTGATATTTTGATTTTTGGAATGACATGATTTATATCTTATTTATATCTTAGTAATTATTATTAAGTGGTTATTTATTATAAGATAAATATATTTAAATAGAATAATATTCGATAAGAATTTAAACCCATTATACTATACATACATTAACGGTGATAAACATAAATTTATTAAATGCATAAACAACAATTGAACTATAAAATGTACGAACAGGAAAATAAATATGTGATAGAAGGTGATGATGATGGCGGAAATTGTGAATATGATTTTTTTAGCCAAATAAAAAATATGTTGAATATGGGTGAAAATGATAATAATAATAATACTGATGAAACGATGGTTGATGATTGTTGTTTGCTTTCAAAAGAAGCATTGTCAGACATTCACGTGACATTGTTGTGTGGTCACAAGTTCAATTATATGCCGTTGTATAAAGAAGTTGTTATGCAAAAAACGACATCGGGTTTATCGACAAACGGCTATTACAATTTATCTGCGCTGCGGACAAATGAGATAAAATGTCCTTATTGTCGTGCGGTTCAGTGTAAGGTTCTTCCTTTTTTAAATTATGATGGTGTGCGCAAATTGAAAGGAGTAAACGGACCCGAATCAATGTGCATGAAAGCGAGGGCGTGTGATCACGTTGAAGTAAATAAGAAGAAGGTGTCATGCGCGTGTAAAAGTAATGCAATTCATGTGATTAATGGTGTAAATTATTGTAAAAAACATTATGAAAATAAAAACGAAAAACAGAATCAAAATAAAGATGACGACAATAATATGAAGGAAGAAAATGGAAAGTGTGGTGTAATATTAAAATCAGGAAAAAATAAGGGGACGGCGTGTACAAATTCTTCAAATTGTCGTATACACAAAAAGATTACTTGATATATATTATATATTCATATGATATAGAAATATATGATATTATTAGTATAGACAAAAATCCAATATAATTAGCAGCATAATCGGCGCCAATGTTCAACATAAATCACATCTTATCAAAAGAACCGAATGGAAATAAGTATAATATTTTTAGATTGTTAGAACCAGAACCAACTGGTACTAATAATAATAATAATAATAATCCGGATGAATATTTAGCAGTTATAGTGAATAACGACAATGGCAACAGCAATGGTAAGAGCAATAACGAGAGCGGCAATCTTGATGGAATTACAACATATGATTTGACGAAGGAAGCGTCGAGGCAACTTTTAATGGATAAATTTCACGGAGAAGAAGAGATATACAGCGGTTGGAATAAACTAGGAATTTTGCCATCTCCAATGCGCCTGGTAATGTTTCGTCCAAGCATGTGTCAATTATGTGGAGTGACTGACGAGCGCGTTGAGCACACTCAATTTTATACGGGGTATATATACGAGCATTCCGGATATAATTATTGTTGTAAATGCAAAGATAAATTTTGCAGCATACTAAAAGCGCGCGCAGAACCGATATGGGAATTATTGGAACTGGAAGAAAATGGTATGAAGGATTTTTGGGGACCGAGAACGCGCCGTGATCCAGTGACCAATGAACGAATATATACAGGAAGATACAATTACGAGAAATGGAGGGCTGTTTCAAGATTTGTTTCTTATTCCGACGATAATACAAAGATTGGTCCGGTGGTTGAGAATACGCCATTTATTTTTTGCGAAACGACTCATGACGTCATGGGTATTATTACAAAACTGATTTCGGTATCAGACTTGTTAAAATCAAATTATAATGCATGTAAGAGGGGGTATTTTGACATGTCATATGATCCGAACGACGATGACCCAATTAATACATTGGAGCTTTCGGCTGATGCTAAAATATCATTGACATCATTTAAAAATGATGACTAATATGAAAATATGAAAATATGAAAATATGAAAATATAATATAATTACTTAAAGAAAATTAATTGTATCATAATATATAATATATAAATTACAATGCGCTTCATTCTAAATGCGTCCAATACATTCTGTATTTCGGTAGATTCTCGCTGGAGTCGGATGAGTGCTCGGCTGAATAGTCTTGGTATTGAATGTGAACGTTGGCGCGCATCTACGCCTGATATGGTTACTGACAGATTCGTCGGATGTTTGAACGGCGGTCAGCGTGCTTGCGGACAATCTCATGTGAATGTATGGCGAATGATTGTTGAACGTGGCTTGGAATACGCACTGATCTTGGAGGATGATGCAATGTTTTCGAGTGACTGGCGTGAAAAAATTGATTTGTTGTCGGGGGTGGATGATCCCGAATGGGACGCGGTGTTTCTGAATGTGTCGGAACCGATTATACCGGAAGATACATGGGTAGTTGTCCGGGAACAGTATTTGGCGGCCGCTTATATCATATCACGGCGCGGTGCACAATGTCTGTTGGATTGGTTTGCGAATCGATTTACGGCTACCGATTGGATGACTGTTTGTTTACAGACACGAGGACATTCATATTCGTATTTCCCCTGGCTCGTCATTCAAGAGGGCAAGGAGTCTACCATTGAGGGTGCAGTTGAAGCGGACCATGCAAAAGTAATACGATGTTTAGGTGAGGAGCGGATAAAGAATTATAGTTAGTGTATAGTAGATATTAGTATGAATATTAATTTGTCGTATTATATCCGCCACAACCGCCACATTTCATTCCAAGCGGATGATGTTTCGCTTGTCCTTGAAATGAACAGTCGTTGCATTGTATATTATAGAATAATTCTTCTTGAATCGGATATAATTCAATTTGAGCATCTAGAAATTCAATATATTTTTTCAAACTATCTCCCGAGTAAATAATTTTTCTACAGATTGAACAAGTTAATTTATTATTTTTAATGCAATTGGCGAGACAATCTATATGAATTGGATGACCGCAATGTAATACGCAACTCTGTTTTACTGAATAGAACAAATTGTCTAGACATATGGGACACTCATTGTGAAATATATTTTCTCGACAAATGTGACGAATACTGTCGTTGTTGACGACGCATGTGTTGCAGACATCGCAATGAATAAATTTTTGATTTTCAGCAACACGACATATTCCACATTTATCACAGTGATAATAATTTCGTTCAATTCGATCGTCAAATAAATTGCAAATGTTACAATAATACTTTGCAAACTGAATTCCACAACCAACGCATTGGTTGCTTACGCTTTGTCTACAATTACATTTAGAACAGATTACTTCCTTGATTTCAAAACGATTTATTTCATGGGTTTCGGCATCATTATGACAAAAACGACAATTGTATATTTTTTCACAACACGGAGAAACAAATTTACAATTTCGAATATAATGCTCGCACCCTTCCTTTTTCTGATCTTGATCTTGATCCATTAATGGTTATGGTATGGTGATTATGATTTAATTATATATTCAATTTAAATCATAATCATATATATATATATATAATGCGATATCTCAGCTTCTTGCACTAAACGTCGGTTTCCATAATAATAAGCGCTCGCAATTTTACAAGTTCATTTTTTGAATGTTCTCCAACTCCAATGTTGGAGACATATTTATCATAAATAAAATCAAACTCACTAGAAGAACCCTTGAACAGTTCCGTCAAACAATCGCCGTCATTTAAAAAGAAAATTAAATTATTTAATTGAAACGAATCGTCATGAAATAGTGTCTTTAATCCGAGCCCTGCACCATCAATATAGTCGTGCACATTAATATCCATACATTTATTAATCATAGATATACGCATATCAATTCTATCAATATCATTATTATAAGAATCAATATCGTCATCATTATTTGATGGCAACGGTTTATTTAGAATGTATTCTTGCAGCGTTCGAATAAATTGTAAACCCAACCTATTGTACACGCGAAATGCATACGCATCTAATTTGTGCACCCAAAACTTGATGTGATTCAAGCGCGTCATGAACAATATATACGTATCCGTAATATATGTTTATATGTTTATACTTATTATATATACATATTATTATTATACATCATAAAACAAAAACAATCAAACCTCAATTAATTTATAGTTGGGTGTGTCGGGAATAATGTCGCCAATTGAATACGCGGGACCTTTAGTTCCGAACCATTTATTAGGCGCAATTATAAGTTTATTGGGATTGTTATTTATGTAGGACGCCCACCAACTATAAGAGCTGTTTGCAATAATATTGTGAGTACATGCTGACATTAGCCAAAAACAAAATTCGTCGTCTTGGTTTTCGACAATAACTTTATTAGGAAGCGCTTTAAATAGTGGGTTATTTCGAATAAATTCGACATCATCAGAGAATATAATGAATATGTTATTTTCAGTTGAAAAATGCGATATTGCATTAGAATAATACTTGGCATTGAGATTTAGGTGTGTGTGTGATAAGGTCAAGTAATCGGTTCTTCGGACGTGTATTGAGACGGACACGAGGTTATTTGTATTTGCATTGGTCTCGTGATAATTTTTAATTGTCGATTCAACGAGTTTGTAATAAGGATTGTGCAACATGTTAACAAATTCGGTTTTATATTGATCGAAATATTTATAAGATTGAAAGCATCCGAATATACAATTAAAATTACGAGCGCGTGGATCAAAAATAATATTTTTAAAAAAAAAGGCTTTTTCTGTGAAAGAAATATTATATTTTCTTTTATTTTTGGAATCGATTTCAAATTTTTTAAAAATATTGTATTTATTGATATTTTTTCGTTTAGCGTCAGTCCACATTTTAGAATAAAATTTCAGATTTGTTTTATGTTTTATAGATAATGCAAAACATGTGGCTATAATAAATAATAGGTTACCTAATCCGCCCATTAATTGTGCGGTTATTTCTCCAATTTTTGCAGTTTCTGATATTGATATTTCCATAAATAATTTATTTATTGTATGTGATTATTTGTTTGTTTTTACACTGTTTTAATGTTAATTAGTAAAATATAAAATATAATATTATTAATTATATTTTATAATTAACAAAATGGATATAGATAATAAACCAGGTCTTGATCGCGTTGTTAACAATGTTGATATTAACAATGTTGATATTATTAAGGATAATAATAATAATTGCGTGATTGGTTTGTGTGTATATAACAATGAACCGGGTTTGCCAAGCGTATTATCAAATATTGTGAAAATATCAGAGTCTGGTTTGTTTGATAAACTAACAGTGGTTGCATTTTACGATCACTCTGGTGATAAGTCACACTCGATAATGACCAACTTCAAAACCAAATGTGCTGAAAAACGTCGCATTAATGAGACTACTGGCAATATAGAAGTGATTATTATCGTCAATAAACCGGGAGGAGCTCATCATCGACTGCGTATGGTTCTTGATGGCAATAACGCATTAAATCGGATGGACAAGGGTAGAACCGCAAGAATATCTATTGCAAGAAATGGCATATTGAATGTTATAAGGGGGTTGAATAAAAAAGGCGTGCATCATAAATATTTCATAATGATGGACAGCAACGAATATGCGTGCGTGGGACAAATTAACATTGCAACCTTGCGCGGCGCTCTTGCGCGTTCAGACGAATGGGATAGCGTGTCGTTTAACAGAGAGGCGGGATATTATGACTACTGGGCTCTGTCTTATGACCCATACATATACAGCATTTATCATGTTGTAAATCGCGATAAAATGCTTGATACAATTGTGGTTGATTTTAATAGGAAATTGAAAGAAGCATTAAAGCCGCTTCCGCCGTCGAATCCGAATGATTCGTCCTCTTCGCCCCGTTATGATTTAATTTCGGTTTATTCTTCATATAACGGGTTTGCAATATATAAGACGGATAAGTTTTTGAATTGCAGTTATAGTTCAAATATCGACATTACATTGTTTCCTAGGAAATTGCTGACGTTTAAAATATTGAATTCTTTTACGAATGATTGCGAACACCGAAAGTTTCATTTAGAAGCGATAAAAAGAAATAATGCGAGAATAATGGTGAGTCCGTTGTCAATATTTTACAAATTACCTGTTCGAAATCCGGCTTTACGCGGTCCGGCGTGATAATTCTACCGCGCATAACATGTCAATTCCATTTTCGAAATTCATTGTTATATCCCATCCTAATTCTTTTAGTTTATTGTTGCTAATATAGTAGCGTTTATCATTAAATGGTCGATCTTCTATGTATTCAATGTAGTCGGAATAATTGTCGTCATTTTTAATTTTTCTAATTAGTATTTTTGCTACTTCTAAAATACTATATTCCATGCCTTCGTTACAGCCAATATTATAAATTTCGCCGATTTTTCCAGTTTCTAAGATTTTAATAAATGCCTCGGCAGTATCATACACGTGTAAAAACGCGCGCACGCAGCTTCCGTTTTGGATCGTAACTTTCATTCCATTTTTCAGTTGATTGATAAATTTGGGTATAACTTTCTCAGGATATTGATTTGGACCGTACACATTATTTCCTCGCGTGATAATCATTGGCATTTTGAATGAATGGAAATATGCCTGCGCCAATAATTCAGCGCTGGCTTTCGTTGCCGCATAAGGATTTGTTGGACACAATATTGATTTTTCGGTTTTAATATCGTTTGACTCGTTTTCGCCGTATACTTCATCTGTTGAAACATGAATGAATAGTTTCAAACATTTACAATGCAGTCGCGCAGCTTCGAGCAAATTGTGTGTTCCTAAAACATTATCATTCGTATAAGATATCGCATCTGTAAATGATGTTTGGACGTGTGACTGTGCGGCAAAGTGGATGACGTGCGTTATGGGATTAGATTGAAAAATATAATTCAACATGTCCAAACTTTTCAAATTACCCTTGATGAATGTGTACCTCTGTTTATTTTTACGAACTTTTTCATTAACATTTTGTTCATTTGCACAATAATAAAGAGCATCAAAATTAATGATTTTTATATGTTTATATTTTGAAAAAATGTTATTAATAAAATGAGAACCAATAAATCCAGCTCCGCCAGTTACAAATAAAACTGTTTCCTGTTTATCGTTAAGTCGGTCAATATTGTCAATTTGGTTATTGAAATAAATTATATTTTCTGAGCAGCGTTTATAATTTTTAATCGTATCTTCCATTGCACATTTGATGCAGCGCACTTTTGGCGCGAATGTTTCTAAAATTGTAGTATCTAAATGATTATTAGATCGGTCGCATGCTAAAATTTTGCGCTGTTCTTCCACGCTAAAGTTTTTCCAGGTGAAAAGGGGGTCAATGTGTTTCTGATACATTTCCAAGATTTCATTGTGTGAAATTACGCCGGGATTGGTTAGGTTGACGGTTCCGACAAGACCCGCCTTTAGCATTTTTATGACAACGGGCAATAGTTCATCTAGAACAGACATGGAATTTGGGACAGAGCATACTTTTGAATACGTAAGTATTTTTGTAATAAAATTTCGAGGACACTCTTCTGCAACAATTGGCATTCTGATGCGCAAATTTAAGACATTTTCTGATAACTGATGCATAATTCTGTCGGTGAATCCTTTCACAATTGAATAACTAGACCCAAAAAAATTGGGCACGTCGTTCTCTGTAAAACCTTTTTCTAAAGTATCAACTTTATCATTATGAATAACCGCTTCAACATTGTTATAATTAAAAATGCATCCGGTTCCTAAATACGTGTAATGTATTTTTCGTTCTTTACATGCCAGCGCAAGAGATATTGGGGAAAATAGGTTATCTTTCATATTTTCAACCAATTTACCTGATTGTTCTAAATAATCAATGGTGGTATATTTTACATCATCAATTGTTCCGTGCGTTCGCCCGATGAACGAGATAACGTGTGATGGTAAAACTTCGTCAAGTTCTTTGACTAGCGAAAGCGTATCATCTACGCGCGATGCACCCATCACAAATTCAAACATATTGTCTTCTTTTTTTTCTTTTTCTAATAATTGTATAAATTGACTCCCAATCCAACCAGAATGACCATAAACTAGAATTTTCATTTTCTATATAGTTAATTGTATTATTATTATTATTATGTTATTTATTTATAATAATAATATTACATTCTATTTCCTTTTATAAATATTAATTCAGAATCCTTCCACAATACATTTCGATATTCATTGCACATTATATCATCCAAAAAAACTAATTTATAATGATGTGGTGATTTATTTGAAAATGTAAAATCGATATCTTTATAATATGTTAATAGAGAACCGATATTCCAATTATTTTGAATTATTTTTCTGGACATTAATATTTCTTTATTGGCTTCATTGTGTTGACATGATTCGGGGTTTTTCATGCTGAATATTTCACAATCAGTTAAATAATCCAACGCAGACTTATCCATAGAAAATATATATGACTGTACATGAGCTCGGTTAAGAGGGTCCTTCAAGGTATTTATAGTACTCCCAAATAATTTAATATTATCTTTTAATCCATCCAAGTAAATACTTGTCCACATAGTTTTACGATCTCTCCATTTATAATTATAAAAACTAGTAATCACAGGACAAAAAGCAGATGAATTTACAAAAATAAAATTATCATATTTTTTATATAAATTATTAGTAAATAATGCTTCGCTCCATCCGCCAAAATCATAACCAACATTGTCGCGATATAATACGCTTGCGTAATATGGGACTCTAAATAAACCTTCATTTGTTTTATCGTTTGATATTATAATAAAATCAATATTTTCATGATAAAACATGCAATCTTCAATAAAATGTTTTACGAGTTGATTATATTTATGAAAGACGTATAATACCAACGTTTTCATTTTTTTCATATACGATATATTCTATATTTATTTTTATATTTATTTATCGTTTTATTTTATAAACTTGTAGACAATATTTCAATTTGTTCAGGAGTTAATTTATCTGGATAAGCAACTTTGAATATAATAGTTAGATTTCCGACTTGTTTATTTTTACCAATCATTCCCAAGTTTGGTATTGTTTTTATTGTATTATTTTGAATAATGGTCCCATCTTTATGTTGCAAATTAAAGCTTTTACCGTTAATGTGTTTTATTGTAAAATCTAATCCACACAATGATTCTTTGAGAGATATTTCCTTCTCTAAAATTAGATCCATGTTATTTCGTTTGAATACTGAATGTTCTTCGACATTTACAATTATGTGAATTTGTGAAAATGCAGATTTATTATCCGAAACAAATAATACTTCTTGATGATTTACACCTGGCGGAATGCAGACCGTTATGAAATGTGGTGTGTTTTCGCTTTTTGACAAATTTAATGAAAAATTTTCAATTCCGGCATATGCATTTTCGAGTGTTATATGTATATTTTTAGTAATTGGTTCACATGATTGTTGTGGTTGTGGTGGTTGTGCAGTGTCATAAAAAAAATGTTGTTGCTGTTGCTGCTGTTGCTGCTGTTGTTGCAGGTGATGAAATAAAGGATGTTGGGGTATTCCCATTCCCATTCCACCCTGATTAATAATGTGAATTCCCCCCATTCCACCACCACCCATTCTAATAAAAGATGGGTGCATGTGTGGTGGGTGAATGTGTGGTGGGTGCATGTGTGGTGGGTGCATGTGTGGTGGGTGTGGGTTGTTTGCATTCATTGAACCGCCAAAAATCATATTAAAAATATCAAATGGATTCACTTGTTCGAATTCTCCGAATGTAATACCATTGTCGCCCCTTATGCCCATATCATATAATTTTTTTTTATCCGGGTCCCCAAGTGTTTCATATGCTTCTGAAATTAATTTAAATTGTGTTGTCGATTCCTCACTATTGCCATTTTTGTCGGGATGATGCAACATTGATAGTTTTCGGTAAGCTTTTTTAATATCTTCAGAAGATGACTCACGAGTAACTTGTAATATTTTATAGTAGTCTTCTTTGTCAGACGGTGGCGAATGGAAATTAAAATTCATTATTTATTTTTTTATAATTAAATATTAAATATATAATTTTAAATGGATATATACGAATAATAATTATTACAATACAATTATAAAATTTAGAATGATGAATAAAACTGATAAAAATAAAAATAAAAACGATAATTCTCCGTTTATAAATAAATACCAGCCAATTTATTTCAACGATTTCGAACAATTAGACGCAACTGTTGTAACACTAATGCAGTCATTAATAATGTTAAATAATTTAAATGTTTTAATTATTGGTGATTCTGGAACGGGAAAAACGTCAATCATAAATTCGATAATTAAAGAATATTATGGGGATGATTATAATTCCGACAACGTATTGGTTTTAAATAGTTTGAAAGAACAGGGAATACAGTATTATAGAAATGATGTAAAAATATTTTGTCAAACGTGTAGTTTAATCAAAAACAAAAAGAAGATTGTGTTATTAGATGACATTGATTTAATAAATGAACAAAGTCAGCAAGTGTTTCGAAATTGTATGGACAAGTATAAGCACAATATTCACTTTATATCGTCGTGCACAAATGTTCAAAAGGTTATAGATAGTTTACAATCTAGAACTATTATAGTACAAATAAATCCGTTGACAATTGCATGCTTAACCAATATTATGAATAAGATAAAAATAAATGAAAATTTGAACATGTCTATTGGTGCCGATATGTTTATATTGAGCATTTGTAATAATTCTGTAAGAATATTAATTAATTACTTGGAAAAAATTAAAATAATCAACTGTTATGTTGATTTAGAATTAGCGAACAAAATATGCACAAATATTAGCTATGCGATATTTGGCGAATACACCCAATGTGTATTGAACAAAAATTTAACAGAAGGTATCAAAATATTATATAAATTACATGACGAAGGATACTCGGTAATGGACATATTAGATAATTATTTTCTTTATATAAAATTAACCGATTTGTTAACTGAGGATGTCAAATACAAGCTTGTGTCTTTAATTTGCAAATATATTATATATTTTCATAATGTTCATGAAGATGAATTAGAGTTGGCGTTATTTACAAATAATTTTATAAAATTGTTTTAATTTTTAATTATAATAATAATATTATATGAGTATTATATTATTATTTAAAACAATTTAAATATAATTTATATTATGTCTCAAATATTTAAAAAGCAAATTCCAAAGGAAATATTATTTAACTTTTTAGAAGAGATAAATTGTCAAAAAAGCGACAAGTATTATATCCTTGATGTCAACACATATAAAAAGACAATTTATAATAAAAATTTAGAAGAATTTATTGATAAAATTAGAGAATATTATTATGTCTCAAAACATCACTATATCGATAAGAACAATATTAACCATAACAGATTCAATACTATTATACGACAAATATGTAAAAGCAATGCTGTTGAATTTTCTAAATATATAAAATACGATAAGTCTACTTATAGTGTGGTATATAATATCTTTTTTGAAAACTTAAATGTGCCCGATGGAACGAACTAGTTGTCCTGGAGGACCGTCCCACCCGCTTTGCATTGTCATTACAGTTCCATCAACTACATATAAAAGTGTAGTTAATATGCCGATTGTTTTCCCCATCAAATCTTTTATTCCCATTGTTATTTTTTGAAATTCAACCAGCATGTTTAAAAAAACGCCAAATATTCCTGTAACAATTCCTGTAATTGAATCTCTAATGTAGCTAAACATGTTTCTAAAATGATTTAAACTGTCACTCATGTCACCCAAACTTCCAGCGGTAATAGATGTCATGTAATTAACGGGCTCGAGCAAGTATCCCATGTAGTCGGTTTGCATATTTTGTATGCAATACGTAAAGTTTTCAGACGTATCGTGTCCAAACATGCTGCTAAATGGCATGATTGTGGGATTGCAACGATATAGCGACCAATGGTCTTGAATGTATTTTGTTCCTATTACCATGAATGAAAGAACGTATAGACAAATAAACACGATTATAATAAATATTGCGGAAAGTAAATCGCTTGTTTTCATTGTTAAATAATAATAATAATATAATATTCTTATTATTATTAGTTGTTATTAAAATAATAATAATAAGAATATTATATTATTATTATTATTAATAGTTGTTATTATTTATTATTTATGGAGCTAATGGAGATGATATGGGAGATGAAGGCGCTTTATTAACTGCGCTATCAAATGAAGAATATGCTAAAGTCTGCGCGTGGTTAGATGCGAGCGAGCTAATGGTTGCATTTGGTGAAGCGTTGAATGAGGGAATTGTAATAGTGGACCCACCTTTGACATTGCGGAGCTTTTTATATCGCTTGCTTAACCGACTTTTGCGCGCAGTTTTTTTAAAACTTTTTCGTAGTTTACGAGAAATCCTTTTTCGCAGTGATAGTGATAATTTTCTACGGGACATTTTTGTTTTTGTTATTTTTCGTTTTTTGTGACCCCCGCCGCCATTTTTTGATACATTAACAATTTTATCATGGAGATGTTGTCGTTCATATCCTTTTAAAAGCGCAGTTTTCATTGGATCTGAATCATTAACTGTATTTGGAATAACATATGGTGAAGGTGAAGATGATGAAGAACTTGTGGACATTTATTTATTTCTAATTAATTTATTTTTGTATAAAGTAATGATAGAAAATAAATATTAAATTATATATTATTTTATTTTATAGAAAATAAATTGTACTTATTCGTAATATTATTTAGATATTAATCATACATTAATTTATAATAATAATTTTATAAAATGAATTCCGCAGAGAGAATCCAATTGGAAAAAATGATACAGGTAAATGGCGCAGTTGATAATACGGAAACAATCCGTAATTTAAAACATAGCGAACGAATAAGAGAAGATGTTTTGACAATGGTTAAACTTAAGAAGGATTACCAAAGGTTGTCAAAAACAAACCCCGCTCAATTTGATGCAATGTGTGTGTCTAGGTGTTCATTCTTATTTAATACGTACACGGACTTGTTTAACCGTCTTAAAAAGGATGAATTAGACTTGAACATCATGGGTCAACTGTTAGGGCTTTTAAAAATGATAGAGGATGACAAGCTTGACCAGCATACAGCATCGTTTGAAGTTGGAAAGTTATTAAAACGCATTTACATTGATAGCGCGTTGAAAAAATCAGAACATTTAGATGAAGCGCATAAACATCGCGATGATAAAAATCAATCGCATCTTCCCGTTAAAAAAATCTCGTGGTCTGAATATAAAAAAACAAAATTACAATGAATTGATGTGATTTATTTATTTTTTATGAAATCTAATTTCATTATATAGTAAAATAAAATATTGACATATTACAATAAAATATATTTAATATGTCAATTGAATATCATCCAAAATATAATGATAAAATTTCGCCCGTTGTTGATAATTTTTTACAAACATTAAGTCAAAATGTTTCCAATGTTAACATTCGTTTGTTTGGAAGTGTTACAAATTTTACACATTTTAAAGATAAAAGTGATGTGGATTGTTGCATAATATATCCGGACGAGTATACGAGAATGAAGTTGTGTGAATTTATAGAAGGCGATTCAATCAAATTTAATAAAACGCGCGTTTTATTTCGAGAAATGACGTTGCGTAATAAGGATTACGCAGATGAACACATTGGACTGTATGTTATTGAATTTGATAACAAGCATAAACTTGACATTTGTTTGGTAGACGGAAACATTGGTCCGATTCAACGCCAACAGCATAATTTTGGAATAATGTATAAATTATTCATGTATGTTATAAAATGGTTATATTATGGTACAGGTTTAATTTCTAAAGAAAATTTTATTTATTTAAAACGACAAATATTTGTTTGGTCTGACAGTAATCGCAATATTAATGTTGTATTTTCCAAGCATCAAATAAGGAGGGGAACCCCTCATTAGATGGATAAAGCAGAGGAGGATCTTACACTTTTAGACATTAAAAACGCCGATTATTTTACTCTTTATAATTCTTTAATTTCCGTTTTCTTGTTTTATTTTTTTCTACATATTTTTCTGGTCATAAGCACCTTTAAAAATATTTATATCTTAGTATATTATATGTATAAGGTAATATCATTCGGTCATAGATGTTCGTCCGCATCTTTTATACAAAATTTAAATTTAAAAACTGAATCTTATCCGTTTGATTGGTTAGTTTCAAAATTAGATATTATTAAAGATTGTATTGAAACAAAGTTCGTTCATTTTTTAAATGTTAATAATTATATTACACAAAATACAGAAACATTCAATATGATTGACAACGCAAAAACTCATATATGTAATGAAGTAACACAAGTAAATATATATTATGAAACAGATACACAAAATATACAAACTTATAATTATAAATTAGCACTTAATCATCATAATTTAAATAATGATTATGAATATTATCAAAGATGTATAAATCGTTTATATGAATTATTTGAAACAGATATACAAAAATATTATCTTTATTTTCATCATATTATGGGAATAAATGATTTTCAAAATAATAAAGAAAATATTTTAAACGAATTTGATAATTTTAGTCAATATATTATAGAAAAAACAAAAAATATATTTGGAATATATTTTATATTAATTAGACATAGACATAATGAAAATATTAAAAGTATTA